CGGAAAATGTGATCCTTCCGATGCTTGTTAAATACTCCTCGCCTATTGGGGCAGTCGAGTTAAATGACAATGTGGCAACTTTTGACACAGTAGGCGAACACAAATTTTCACTAGGGCAGTCAGTCGTAATCGCTGGCGTTAGCGCTACTTTTAACGGAACTAGGACTATCACAGATGTCGCAGATGATCTCCTATCCTTCACAGCCGCCATCACAGCGGCAGATGTATCACAATTTAATGTCATACCTTCCGGAACAGCCACTCTCGTCGGTGCTGCGACTTATGTCGGAAACCCAAATGTCGAGTCTGCCGTTCTTGCTACGGCCGTCGAGGTCTTCCAATCAAGAACAGCCGCCGGTGGCAATATAGAGGGAGTCGATTTTCAAGTGACCCCTTTCCGCTTGGGTCGCTCCCTCTTTAACCGAGTATCTGGACTTCTCGGCGCTTACCTCGATGTCGAGACGATGGTGGGCTAATGCCTTCCATATCTGAAGATATTAGAGGAGCAATCAAGACAGCATTAGCCGGAGTGACTGCTAATGTTTATGATTCCGTTCCCGAAGCCCCAATCGTTCCAGCGGTAGTAATCGTTCCGGATTCGCCATATATGGAATTGGAAACTATTGGCCGCGCTAAAGTCAGAGTTAAATTAAATTACACAGTCACGGCTTGCGTTGCCTATTTCAGCAACGCCGCTTCTTTAGATAACTTAGAGAAGCTTGTAATCAGTATTCTTAGCGCCTTATCAGCGTCTAAGTATGAGCTATCGACAGTCGAACAGCCGTCGGTTACTCAAGTCGGAACGACGACCCTTCTCGTTTCCGATATCCGCTTGAGCGTCCGCTACGAGCAATAATTAAGGAGACCCAATGAGCACAACGATCATAACTGGGCGCGATGTGACCTTCACACTTGATACGAAGCCATACGACGCTCAAACCACTTCGGCGACTCTTAGCTGCGATACCATCATTGAGACCTATCAAACTCTCGATGGTCGCGCTTACAAGTCAGTCGATAAGCAATGGACATTCACCATTGAATTACTTCAGGACTGGGGCGCTAACCCAGCGTACGGCTCACTATTCGAGTCGATGTGGGCAAATGCTGAAAACAGCCCAAATACCACAGTAGCCGTCTCATTCACAGCCGCATCAGGCGCAGCCTTCTCTTTCAATGTCCTTCCAATCTTTCCAAGTGCCGGCGGCGCAGCTCCCGGAGCTTTGACAGATACTTGGACATTGACAGTAGTAGGACAACCAACAGAGACCTTCAGCTAAGAGATCGGAGCATCGGGAGATGAAGTTAAACATCACAATTAAATACACAAGTGGCGAAGTGGAGACATATACCGCGGGTCTCCCCGAATGGGCTAAATGGGAACGGAAGACTGGCAAGTCGATCTATAAAATGACCGACATCAAGGAATACCAGCAGACCGATTTCTTATTCTTAGCCCATTCTGCCTATGTCAGAGCCGCAGCCGGTAAGCCGGTAAAGGCTTATGACATATGGGAGCTTACAGTCGATGAACTCATAATTGGAGATCCTGAAGACCCAAAAGCTACCCAGCCGGAAGCTTAAACCGGCTCTTAATTGAGCTGGCAATAGCAACCGGAATCCCGATGTCATATTGGGAAAATGCGGAAGATTTATTAACTGCGATAGAGATATTGGAGAAGCGAGCGGATGGCAGATGAAGGACTCAGCGCCTACTCCAAACGCGAACTCGCAAGAGTCGCTAAAGCCTTCTCTCTTATGGGCGATGAAGCGGTTAGTGAAGCTAAGAATGTCGCTGGCGATCTTGCGTCTTTTGCTGCGAATGAAATCAAGTCAGCAGCTCGCGGACGCACAAAAGCCGCTAGAGCGGTTCAAGCCGTCGCTGACGGAGCAAAGGTATCTAAGTCATCCAAGACTGGCCGCATCGATATCGGTTTCGCCTCTCAGCGTCTTTCGGGTGGCGGTAATACTCAAAAATTATGGGGCGGTCTTGAATTCGGATCAAGTCTCAAACTTCGCAAAAGCGGCCGGCTTGTCAAATATAACCAGTTTCCAGATTATTCGGGTCGATATGGTAAGGGTTCAAGAGGATGGTTTATATATCCAACCCTTCGCAGAATTCAGCCTGAATTGACAAAGAAATGGGAAGACGCAGCAGACTCCATTATCAAGAAATGGACAGCATAAATGGCTAGAGATTACAGAACACTAAAGCTTGAAATTCTCGCAGAGACGAAACAATTCGTCGATGATATGAAAAAGGGCGAAACTCAAGTTGAGTCCTTCGGTGATAAAGCAACAAAGATGGGCAAGGTGGCTGCGGCTGCTTTTGCCGCTGCTGCCGCCGCTGCTGCCGCTTATGCTGGCAAACTTCTTATTGATGGTGTTAAGGCCGCCATCGAAGATGAAGCCGCCCAATTAAGACTTGCTAATGCTCTCAAAAATGTTACCGGCGCAACAAACACACAAATTGACGCAGTAGAAAAGCAAATTACAGCTCTTTCCCTTGCTAACGGAGTCGCCGACGATCAGCTTCGCCCAGCCTTTCAAAGACTAGCCACAGCGACCGGATCGCTTAGTAAGGCTTCCGAGGGTCTAACCCTTGCGCTTGATATCAGCGCCGCTACTGGCAAAAGCGTTGAAGCCGTATCTAATGCGCTCGGTAAAGCTTATGAAGGCAATACTTCAAGCCTTGCTCGTTTAGGCATTGGACTTTCAGCTGCCGAAATAAAATCACTTGGGCTAGATGGAACGATGAAACAATTAGCCGAAACTTTCAAAGGTGCGGCTTCCGTCCAAGCAAATACTTTAGAAGGACAAATCAAAAGACTTCAAGTTGCTTTTGATGAAGCAAAAGAAACAGTTGGAGCGGCTCTTTTACCTACGCTCCAAAAGTTGTTGGATTATTTCATCAATACAGTAATTCCACAATTTATTAAATTCAAAGACGCAGCAATTACACCAGTCACCGACGCAATTGAACGCAACAAAGAATCTTTAACTATTCTCTATAACTTTATTCGCCAATATGTAATCCCTATTCTTGTCGAAGGCTTTGGCGATGCGCTTAAGTTCATAGGCAGAATAGCCGGCGGAATCCTTGATGTAATTGGCGCAGTCGTTGGGGGCATTAAGTCAGCCGTCGAATTCGCTATCAATGGCATTAACGCGCTTATCAAGGCATATAACGCAATTCCTTTATTGCCTAATATCCCAACAATCTCAGCACCTTCTTTATCAAGTCCGAAGACTTCCAGCCCATCGGGTTCAAATATTCAAACTCCTAAAATCACAGTCCCATCAATAACTGGCGGTGGATCTACCGGTGGCGGTGGCGGTGGTGGTGGCGGTGGTGGTGGCACAACAGTCAAAGACATTACCGCCTCAAAAGAAGCAGTTAAAACGCTTGCTGAAGCCATTGTTGATATGCGTCCAATATTGCCATCTTCACCCGCCGAGTTTCGGGCTTTTGAGTCCGGGGACATAATCAATACTTCAGGAATGAGATCGCCAAGTTCTTTGGATGTAGCGAGAGTAAGAGCTGCCGATGAAGGAATAACAATCATTGTCCAAGCGCCAAGCATTATCGATGAGAACGGCTTTACCCGAGCAGTCGTCGATGCCTTAAATCAAACTGAAGCCAGACTTGGCGGGGGCGGAAGCCAGCTAGTCCTATGACCCTTTGGAATCCCGAATATCGGGTTAAGGTAAATGGATCAACAAAGACTTCAGCGACTCTTGCTGGTCTTACCATTACTTCCGGCCGCACCGACATTTATTCTCAGCCAATCGCCGGTTATTGTAATTTAACTTTATTAGAGACCAACGAAGCAGCGGTCAGTTATGACATCAACAAAGCAGTTACAGTTGAAGTCAAAGACTCTACCGGAGCTTGGGTCAATTTATTCGGTGGTTTCATTACCGATTTAAATATCCAAGTTCAAACTTCCGGTTCGACTGCTACTACCCAAAGAATCAACATAATCGCCGTAGGAGCTTTAGCTCGATTAAGTAGAGCGGTCTTTACCGGAAATGTCCCGCATCAGTTCGACGGCGACCGAATCGCCGCATTACTGGCAACAGTCCTATTCGATCAATGGAACGAAGTGCCAGCAGCCGAATCTTGGAATGATTATGATCCGACAGTTCAATGGCAAGACGCGGAGAATAGCGGCTATGGGGAAGTGGATACGCCCGGCGATTACGAGCTTCACAGCCAAAACAATTTAAACGATACAGTTTATAACCTGGCCGCTCTATGGGCGACTTCCGGGCTCGGTTATCTATTCGAGGATTCGGCCGGTCGCATTGGTTATGCCGACTCGACCCATCGCGCTCAGTACCTCGGCACAAACGGCTATATCGATTTAGATGGCAATCACGCCTACGGCGCTGGGTTATCAATTATTAAAAGAGCTGGCGATGTCAGAAATTCGGTGACAATCGGCTACGGCGCTAACAGCACAAATATAGTGACCGATTCAGAAACCGATTCAATTAGCCAATATGGTCTCTTGGGAACAACCATCGCAACCACTTTGCGAAATCAAGGCGACGCGGAAAATCAAGCAGCCTTCTATCTATTGATTCGCGCTTATCCTCAATTCCAAATGCGCCAAATAGCCTTCCCGGTGGGCTCGACTGAGATCGATGATGGCGATCGAGACAGCCTTCTGAATGTCTTTATGGGGATGCCAGTCAATATCCAAAACCTTCCAAGCAATATGGTTAATGGGGAATTTCAAGGATTCGTCGAAGGATGGACTTGGGCGGCTGGCCTTAATCGTTTAGACCTATCAATGAACATCTCACCAATCGCTTATTCGCTTCAAGCCTTCCGCTGGAACTCAGTCCCGGCGACAGAGGCTTGGAATACCTTATCGCCCACTTTGACTTGGCTAGACGCTACAATCGTCGCCTAAAGGAGAACCAATGCCCACAACCTCGAATTTTGGCTGGACAACCCCAGCCGACACAGATTTAGTAAAAGACGGCGCAGCTGCCATTAGGACGCTGGGTAATGGAATCGATGCTTCATTAATAGATCTTAAGGGCGGAACAACCGGCCAAATACTTTCCAAGAATTCTAATACTGATCTCGATTACACTTGGATTAATAACGATCAGGGCGATATAACTGGCGTTACCGCCGGAACGGGATTGACGGGCGGTGGCACTTCCGGCGATGTGACGCTAACTAATACAGTCGCTACGACCTTCGACGCGAAGGGTGATTTAGTAGTCGGCACAGGTGCGGACACATTCGAAAAGCTCACAGTTGGCACGAACGGGCACGCACTTGTAGCGGATAGTTCAACCTCAACAGGATTGAAATGGGCTGCGCCTTCTAGTGGTGCGATGACTAAAATTAGCAGCACTACTTTTTCCAATGTCAGTGCCCAAGATATAGATAATCTTTTCACTTCTACATATAACACTTATTTAGTAGTAATTAAAGATTTTTATAGCATTACCGCCGCAGATAATGTTGAACTTCAGATGCGATACAGCACTACAACGCAAAATTCTGGATATTATGGTGCTAGAGATACAGTAGCAGCCGCAGGTACTAGCACAATTACTGGCACTAATCCAGGTGCGATTATGACCTTGAGCGATACTGCTGGTGGTAATGGTTCAAAAGGTAGCGCCGCATTTTATGTAGATTTTCCTGATGGCGGCGGTGCTAGTAGTTTTGCTTTGGTTTATGGCACATATTACAATGCTAATTCAACCGCTTTTTGTACCTTCGGTTATGATACGAGTTCTGCGCAAACATATACAGGGTTCAGAATTAAAACAAATAATAATAATTTTTACGGCACAATAATTGTTTATGGACTGGAGAAATAATGAAAATTGGTCAATTTGATGCTTTGACTGGCGAACAAATTATTAGGGATGCTACGCCTGAAGAAATAGCAGAAAAAGAAGCGGAAATTGCTCAATGGCTGGCAGATAAGTCGGCTAAAGAATTGGCGGCTGCTGAATTACGAGCCACCAAGATTTCTGCCTATCAGAAACTCGGATTAACTTCTGAGGAAATTGAGGCTTTGCTACCTACACCCAAGCCTTTGACTCGCCAAGCATAATCTCCCAAAAGTATGCCAAAACTATGCCAAGCCGGGATTCAATTAAGAGAGCAGATTGATGACGATTTTCCTAACCGCGATAGGCGCTCTGATGGCTGGGTCGCTGACGCTCGTCATATTGCTAAAGGTAATTCTGACCATATACCAGACCCTAGCTTCTCGACCGCATAGCGCCGGATGATTGAGCCTTTAACATAGTTAGTCCCATCAGTCCAAGCCCCGGCTTGCGAGTTAAATTCAATAACCGCAGGTTTATTTATCATTTGCTCCCTATTCTCTAATCCGGTAAATCGAATTAGGGTATTAGGCTAAGGGGCTAAATGGATTTAGGTCAAGTAATTGTGAGGCGTTTCGTCGAATAAATCTATTTGGTCGTCAATAGTCCTGTGGATATCGCCTATTTCGTAAATCAGATAAGTAATAGGCGGGAGTCCTTGATGTCCAAGAAGCCAACGAGCTTGTCTATCTTCTTAGCCCCGGCGAAGTCAGTCTTATCTGGAAGGTGCTTTAAAAGCCATTCAGGGGCATTTATAGCCCCTAAGTCCCACTCGTATATCCCTTTAGGTGTCGAGGATATGTAAAGGGTTTTAGCGCCGGTTCTAGCCCTTATATCGGCCAAGTAGTCCCATTTATGCTTCTCAATCATCAAAGTATCGTAATGAGTCCTGCGGCATTTAATCTCGATGTAGGAATTATGGGTGATGCCGTCTGCCCGGTCGGTCGCTGAGAGAGGCGTTAGGTCGGGATATTCCGCCTTCAGCGCCTCAAAGAGTTCAACCTCGCGCAGATAGATTAGATGTCTTCCTCTCCATCTTCCCATCCGATTTTTCGAATAGGGTCGTTGGCATCGATTACCCAATCAGGCCAAGAGCTGCGATCCATAGCAAAAGCTAGAGCTGTGCCTTCATCCATTCCGTTCTTTCGGCAGGTCTCGTAAATTTCTTTACAAGCGATAGCCCAATAATCAAGCTTCGTTAGAAATGGGTCTTTAACTGTGCGCTTACGACGCTTGATTGGCTTCTTCTTAGCGACGCGCTTTCTTTGTGCTGGCACTTATGACCCTTTCCCTTAGAGCAAGTTCAAGAGTGGATTCTAACTTATCGAGTCTCGAAATTAGCGGAAGGTTCTCAAGTTTGATTATGTATCGAAGTCCGGCGATTAGTAGGCCAATCGATCCGAGGACTGAGGCGATAAACGCCGCAATGTCGGACGGAGCCATTACCGGACTTTGCCGTAACGCTCGTACGAAGGATTGAGCCAGTTGATGATGCTAGGCAAGACTGACGCTAGAGCGGCATTGGCAATGGCATTGACATCTAGGCCGACTGCTAGGCACGTCGCTAGGGCCGCCGCTACGAATGTCTTCGCCCAACTGCCCGCCATCAATTTGAGTTCTTTCATTTGTGTCT